TCATGATGAAAATAATTCAGATATTTTCTCCACTGCCAGTCTCTGATGGTCCGGAGAAAGGTGAGAGTACTTCATCGTCATGTTATAGGATGAATGCCCGAGAAGCTTTGATACTGTTGCAAGGTCAACGCCACTCATCACCATATGTGAAGCGAAGGTATGACGTAGATCATGGAAGGTGAAATCCGTTATACCGGCTCTTTTCACTGCTGCATTGAAACCTTTCTTTACATCATCGTAAGCGAAAAGGCGATCCTCTTTGCAGAATTCTATCCACTCCCTGAGTACCGGAAGGAGAGTTCTGTTGACTGGCGCATGCCGTCGCTTACCGCTCTTTGGTGTCCCGGTGCTTCCAGTGCTTCTGGTCTCTTCAATAGTGATTATCTCATTATCAAGATCGACATGCTCCTTTCTGAGTGCCAGAATCTCCCCTTTACGCATGCCGGTGTGCAATGCAATCATAACAATCACCTTCAAGTATAGTGCTCTGCACTGAGCCAGTAAACGCTTTACCTCTTCGAGTGTAAGCCATCGTATCCTTCCGGGAGGTTCCTTGATTTTCTCCACTTCACTCATGGGGTTTTTCAATGCTTTCTTGTATAGAATCGCCATGGTAAAGAAATAATTCAGTGTTGAGAGCTCACGTTTCACCGTTGTCTTAGATACTTCCTGAAGGCGCTTCACTTTGAACTGTTCGATCATATAGGGTGTGATATCCTCAAGGTAAACATCCTTAAAAGCTTTACTAAGTGGAATGAGAGTATACTGATAATACTTGTAGGTATTGTGTTTTTTCGATGCCTCACAGAACTGAATGAAGTCCAGTTTGAATTCTTCAAAGGTAACCTTTTCTGGCCTGTTGATATCAAAGGTGCCCTCCGTTATACTGTTCATTCTCTTGGATAGAATCTCTTCAGCCAGGCGCTTATTTGTCGTTCCCGTGCGCTCCCTGTGACGTTCACCTCTGTTATCGGTATAGTCCATCCAGTAGATTTTATTTTTACCTCTCTGGTAGACTCTCACTGGTCCTCCTTGTCATATCGCTCTTTTTCCTTCTCAAGCAGCTCCCGGATAAAGTCACTGACAGTCATCTTTCGATCCTTTGCCATTCCATTGATCCAGTTTAGTAATTCATAAGGCAATCTGAATGTGATAGTGGGCCTCCCTTTTGACATAACACTCTCCTTTAAGCGACATCCCTTTTCTTAAGGGTATTGGTGACAATATAACGCACAGAAGCAGCATGCCACTTCCCGCCTCGGGTTGACTTGTATCCTTCAGCGTTCAGAACATCTGCTATTCTATAGTATGCAAGCCCGCTTTCCCTGAGCTCTGAGATTCTGTTAAGGGTTTTGACACCATCACCATCCTCTGAAATCTCACCATTTACAACTTTCATCCCGAGAGAAGGAGCTCCCAGTCGCTGCCCCTGTGACTTCTTATACTGGAGGGCGTCTATGGTCCTCTCTGAAATCAGGTCTCTTTCCATCTGTGCCATAGCGCCCATGAGGGTAAGGAAGAATTTGCCCTGTGCAGTTGAGGTGTCAATCTTTTCATTGAGGGAATGAAACTGTACATCAAACTTTTTGAATGTATCTTCCACAAGGAAGAGGAGGTCTCTTGTACTTCTGGTTATCCTGTCGAGTTTGTAGACAATCACATGTGACACTTCTCTTTTCTTACACAGGGAGATAACTTTCTGCACACCTTCCCGGTCCAGAGTCTTACCACTCTTGCCGGGATCGTTTACCACTTCTACGAGGTTCAGCCCGTTCAGTTCGGCATAAGCTTTTATTTTAGCGACCTGGTTGTCGAGGGAGATACCTTCTTTTGCTTGTTCGTTTGTGCTCACTCTGATATAACCGACTGCATCTTTCATTGTGGCTACCTCCATAAAGTGTCTTACACCTATATTATAGCAGGTGTCTTACACCCAGTCAATAATTTTATACAGTAAACGGTCCTTTACTTTACAAAACCGCTCTTCCTTCAAAAACCCATAAACGCCTATTCCAGTGCTGTCTTAAACCATCACCCTTGTATATCTATGAACCTCTTTCCACAATTGATTTAATGCAGTGTATACGTGGCAATATTGGCATGATTTCAGGCACTCTGAGAGGTGTCCCTGAGCCCTTTTTCGATATACTCTGAAACAATGGCAGAGACAGGTCTTTTTTGTATCTCTGCCTCCTGTCTCAGGAGCTCGATCACCCCGGTCGGAAGACGAACTGAAAAGGGAACCTTCTTCTGGTCATCCTTTCGCTTGTTGAGGCATGGCAGGCATTGACAATCCTTCTTATGGTGTTCAATTCCTCCAGGAGTCTTTGCCGGTCCCATCTCCACTGGCTTAGACTTCTTCCTGCTCTTCCTCCGTTGTCTCACAGGTGAAGATGCTCTGCGCCGGGGAGTCATGACATCTTTCATGCTGAGTCCCACATCATCCTTCTTCATGTTAAAACCTCCTGGTTCCTCTTGGAGGTATTATACGCCTTCCTCCGGGTCCAGTAATATTCTGGTTTCCCCCAGAAGAGCCCCCATATAGATTCTCAGCCACCCATAATGCCACTGCTGTTGCGAGGACATAGTCATCATTCGCCTTCTCCCGCCACAATTCATCAATGCTCCCTGGATCTGCCTTCAGCTTCACACCCTCAGCTTTAAAGGCCATGAGTTCTGACTTTATCATCTCGCATTCAGGAAGGCTTCCTGCTATCACTATTCTGCCAGACTGAAAAGGAATCTGAATTGCGCTCACCAGATCCTTTTTGGGAACAGTATAGATTTCCTTATCCTGTCCCTGAGATATTCCATTCGTGATTACTATCTGCGCTGAAACTTCTATCCCACCTTCCTCGATGAGTTTCATGACGGAATTCCCCACCCCGGTGATATCAAAGGAGAAATACTTATCACCCTCCAGCTTCTCATCGAACACCTTTAGCCTGGCGACAATAACCGGATAGGTGCTCCCGGGCAGAAATCTTTCTGCCTTCACCAGGTGATACTTCGGGACTGTCTCCTCCATTATTCTTTCAATTACTACTATGGCAGTATTTTGATTACTGCTTCCAAGGCTTACGCCGATATGATACTCATTCATTATGTTCTCCTTTCAGTTTAAAACATTCTCGCCGATGTATATACCCATTGCCACAGAGAGGACTATATCATCATGTGAGCCCTGCCCTTCAAATGTTGCTCTTCGCGTCTTTGGGTTGATTCGCACCCTGAACCTCTGTAGTTCGTTGATGAAGTCCGGTCCCTCTGGGACGCCCTGCGCGATCTGCAGGTTGCCATTGTTGAAGACTGACAGCAGGGAGAGTATCAGGTCTTTCTTTGGGACTCGAATCTCCCCGGGCTTCCTGATGACATTCATCCCGCCATGAATCTTCACCGATACGAGAGGGAGTCTCCAGGCTCTCAGGATGTCCTCTATAGCTGCTCCCACCCCGGTGCCGTCTATAACCACAACAGGAGGGTGTCCATCACACTGAAGGGCATCCTTTGCCACCATTCCTCTGAGATGTTCTGCTGTCACTGTGTAGGGCGTGCCCTTATGCATCCTCTGAAGAGCTCTGAGGTGGTACCTTGAGTCCATCTTCTCGAGCACTGAAATAGCTGAATAATCAAAGGTCTTTGCCAGGTCACAGGATATAATGAACATTTACCCTCCTTAGAATTCCAGTGGTTTAATATCATAGCTTATAGCACTCATGATCTGGTCGTAGGAAAAAACCGTATCAACAGTTTCCTTGAACTCACAGAGATATTCTTGGTCATAGAAAAATGGTCCCAGAGAGCGCTTCTCTTCCTCCAGGAATGCTGCCGGTATACGTGGAATGTCATGAGCTGTGATTTTGAACCTCTGCCAGATCTCTCCACCGTTCACCCATTCATCATGAAAGAAGCCGCGTTTCCCATATGGAGTTGAGAGCAGAATGAGCGATCCTCCTGACGTTGCAAGCATGGGCCTCACAGCCTTGTATGTGGTGTCATCTACCCGAGAAGCTTCATCAATGATCAGGAGTGCCGCGCCGGAGAACCCTCTGATCGTGCCCTCCTTGCCGGGAAGTGATACAATCCTGCTGCCGTTGTCGAACTGGGCTGACAGCTTATTATCCTCGATCAGCTTTGGCCGTTGTTGCAGCTTCTTCAGATTATCTGTTACTTTCTTGAAAAGCTCGTTGCTCTGCCGCAGGGAAGGGGAGAGCAGTAGTATAAGACTCTTGGGATAATAGAGTGCTCTTAAAAGTGCCATAATACTGGTTACGGTGCTCTTCCCCGCCTGCCTGCTACAGTTCAGAATCTTTCTCTTGGATGGGTGAGTCAACACTTCTGCCTGCCAGGGGTCAAGAAGGATGTCCAGCTTTTCAGAGGCAAACCTTACCGGGTTGAGAGCGAGACAGAGATCATCTGCAAGATCTTGCAAGTGCATCAATAAGCGCCCCCTTTGCTTCCGGATAAGGCTCCAAAGCAGTGAGGATTACTGCTCTCAGATCTATCCATACCGGGTGATTGTAGAGGTTCACTGTGACACCGTCCTGCAGTTCACCGATGAGCTTTCCGAGGAGCTCCAGGTTACCTCTACCCTCCCTGATAGCTTGCAGCGCTGCTCTCAGATCATTGACCTCATCAGCTTTCTTGAAGATCCCCTCTGTCTTGGTCATCAGTTCTTTCAATTGAGTAAGCAGTGAATCAGCCTGGCCTGCTTCCCGAGCCTCCTTCTCTTGCACTATCTCAGCAATTGCAATGGCAGTATTCTGCTTTGCTTCCTCTGAGCGGGATAGCACTGCAGAAATGTGGTTTTTCTTATGCCTGATAAGTGAATCCATTGATAACGCATATTTTTGCGATATGCTGCGGAATGCTGCGTTATTAATAATGGCCTCATTAATTTCCTTACACTGTGGGTGATCACACACTGTGCACCTTCTTGACATGTTGAACTCCTTTCCACTATTCCTTATTCCCAAATCCTGAGACGGTTGGGAAGCTGCTCATATTTGGCATGGCATCGAGTCCCGTTGCCTCTGCCGCATTATAGTTGGTTTTGGAAGCCGCCTTCACCGCGCTCTGGCCTGCCGTGAGAGTGGCCTTTCCTGCCGGCTGACCATTCACCTTCACATTGATACTCATGTTCCTGATCGCCCGTGCAAACTCCCTGACACCAGCCCTGAATTCTGATGCCCCGGTTGCCATCTCGTTCTTTACGGCGGTTGGCTGATTAGATGGAAAGGACACATTCGGGCTCATTGCATTCTGGAGCTGATTAATATAGGCTTGAGGATTTGTCATTGTATCGGGGTTGAGAAGGCCATAATTCGGGTGTGCCATTGCTGATGTAAGAGAATTGTAGCCGCCATAGTCCGCTTTGGAAGGTTTTGCGTTGATGTCTATCCAGTTCGAGAAGCCCGACATCGAGGGGAACGCTCCCCCGGTGCCGGTGCCAAACCCTGAAAGCTGCTTGAATGCCCCGCCTGAAGGGGAATAGCCATAGGTGGCTGACTGCTGTTGAAGTGCTTTACCTAGTGTATCCGCTGTGGTCTTCAAGTTATCGAGGGATTTAGCCGCATCATTGGCACTGTTAGCCGTTGATTTCATCTCATCTTTAATTGCTTTCTCTGCTACTTTCACTGCTGTCTCTGAGATAATTGACGCAGCTTCTATCACTGAGGAAGGGGAAGATCCTGTTTCAGTCGAAGAAGAAGTTTTAGCCTTCCCTTGCGGATAGTCATACCCAGGCAGTCCAGGATATTGATTGTAATCAGGAACGAGTGTTTTACCTCCCATTTCCTTCCAGCGTTCCTCGTATTTGAAAAGCTCGTCCTGTGCCTTCTTGTAATCCTCAGTCCCCTGGGTAAGTTCGCTGAGTTTCATCCGTGCTTTGTTGATAACATCAGAGTATTGATTAACTGCGGTCTGTGTACTAATAACACCCATCTTGATATTATGCTCAATCTGCTTTGCCTGCTCTTCGGCTTGCTTTCCGAAGTCCTGCATTTCCTGCTGAGTCTGCTGCTGCTTGGTTTTCATCTCAGGCGCAACAGCATGAAGGAGCTCTCGCATTTTACGAAGGCGCTCTGCTTCAGCCTTGTTCCCCGCTGCCATTGCTGCTGCATACTGTGACTGCAGTCCGATCTGAGCAGTCACCACAGTTTCAACAGTCACGTTGTTTTCTTTCAGTACCTTTGTAACATCGGCAACAGACTTCCCCCAAAGGTCATAGGCATCAAAGATACCGATCATCTTGTTGCTGACTGATATTTCACTGTTAATCTGCCTATCGAGTTCATAGTTTACTCTTCGGACCATATACCACATATCTTGCAGCTTCGCTATCGCCAATCCGACTGCTATTATGATCGCTACCAATGCACCAGGGAAGGTGACTAATGCTCCGACAGCAATTTTCAACACATTCCCCAGGCCACTCATTGTAGCCTTGAGAGCATTGGTCACAAGTGTTGATTCCTTTATCGCCGCTATTGTCTTCAGTACAGGCGCAACAAGTGCAGAGAAACCCGCCGCAGTGAAGGCAAGTCCTGTTGCAATAATGCCTGAAGTAGATATAAAGTTCTTTGTGCTCTGACTAAGACTGTTGAACTTATTGGCCATGTCGGTGAGTTTCACCACAACACCTGTGACAGGTCCGATGAGTCCTTCACCAAGAGAGGCTTTCAACGCAGTGATGGAGTCCTGCAGGGTTGACATCCTGCCCTGAAAAGTCTCTGCGAACTTAGCAGAAGCGCCGCCCATATTCGTTATGACATACTCTTTCAGTGCATCACCGGCTTTTTTGATATTCTCCGTAGAATCAAGCACAAGACCGCCCTGTTTGTTGACCACTGCACCGAACTCTGCAAGTTTTTGTGCTGTTATACCATAACCTTCACGCAGAGATTGAAAGCCTTCAGGACTGCCAGACAATGCGCGGGAAAAAGCCTGTGTTGCTTCAACGACATCTGTTCCCATGTATGAAGCGAGGTCTTGAGCGATAGGGAGAAACTCTTTCGCATTGTTTCCGAGAACTTCGAGTTTGACTGCAGCTTCTGTAAGTTCCTTCACCTCAAAGGGGGAAGTTATTGCCAGATTTTTAATGAAGGACATGGTATCTTTTGCCTTCTCTGCGCTCTTGTATACATTGGTTAACTGATATTCCAATGCTTGAAAGTCTGCGGCTGTTTTTACCACTGAGGTGCCGATTGCAGCCATACCCACACCGAAGGCAGCAAAGGATACTGCCGCTTTATTGGCGAGGCTTGATATTTCAGAGGTCATGTCGCCCACTGACTTCTTCATGTCTCTTAATCCCTCATTGAATTTTTTTGATTCAAGGCCAATCTTGACAACAAGATCAGATAAAACTTCGCCCATCTATGCCACCACCTTTTCAGGTTTTTCGATAATGCCGAGAGTCGAGAGATACACGAATTCAAGACGGAGTTTCTCTTCCTTAAGGACAGGATTTGCCTCCTCAACAGCCTTTTCAAGGATTCTGGCCTGGCTGGTCTGCAGAGCGCTGAAAAATTCGATGTCATCGATCTTGGTTGCCATAACCATATTCGCAGCGTTCATCTTTGCAATATCAATGGAAGTGTTGTATCCTGTCTCTACTGCTTCCAGAATGGTTCCCGCAGTATTAACATTTTCAGCCATCCTCTTGAATCCATTGATCATTGTAATGAGATAATCATAAGTTTTCTCCGAGGGCATCTCGTTCAGGGTGAAAGTTACTTCGCAGGGCCGGTGGATTTTAAGGGCTCTTAGAATTGGCCTCAGTTTACGAAGGGTTTTGTTCTTGATGGGTGGGAACGGTGCCTCAATGGCGGCTTTCGCAGTAGGAGGAGTGTGTGGAGTAAACGGAATATTCGGAAATTGGGTATTCATGTTATACATCCTTTCTGTGTGTGCTTTACTTTTTAATATTCATTTCATTACACTTAACTATGACCTGTCATCACCCTTCACCACTGTCTTGTTTTCAGCCAGGGCCGCGGGTCCGGTGGTGACATAAAAACCCTCACCTTTAATCCTCTCGGTGAGCTTGTCTATGGCATTCGGCTCCAGCTTTACGCATATGAGGGTCAATATACGCTCAATAAGCAGACGTCGAAGCCTTCTTGAATTCTTTCCTTCTGTCATCATTGTCATTATTACACCTCGTTATTGCAGGGTAAGGGGAAAGACTGGGAGGGTGGAAGTCCCCTCCCCGGTACGTAGCCGGTGAGTGAATCCGGCTACAGGAGGATCATCGCATGTATGATGGAGCCATGTCTTTCGTGAACTCATGCCCGAAGTGACGGCTCATTGCCTTGACATCGCGTGAATCGACTACTGAGCCTTGCGCCATGAGAAATTCAACCATCTCTTTATTGTCTTTCTCGATTGCGAACTTGAGCGGTGTTCTTTTGGCACTGTCCTTCCCGTTGATAGGTGCGCCTGCATTGAGAAGTTCTTTCGCGATCTCCACTGTTGCAGCGTTATGAAGTGCCGTACCTGCCATTTTTGCGACACTCTCAGGGTTCTTCTTGAGATACTTCTTGATCTCTTCGATGTCGCCCCTTTTGAGAACATCATCCAGTGTTTCGATGCCTGCTACGAACTGCAGCAACTTCAGTGTATTTGCATTACCGCCTGCCCTGTCAATAGGTGTCCTGCCCCGCGCGTCCTGTGCGCGAACATCAGCGCCTGCCTCGATGAGTACCTGCATCATCGGGATTGTCCCCTTTACGGTGGCAATATGAAGCGGTGTCTGACCGTCTTTCATGGCAGTATTAACATCTGAGCCGTTATCCAGAAGGTAAGTCACCACGGGAATATTGTTCTCCTCCACTGCTCGATGAATGAGCCCCACACCTGCCTCTTCAGCTTTAAAGGCTTCAAGAGGTGCTCTCTCTATTATCAGGTTTACGCTGTGAAGGAAATTGTTCATCGCTGTTGAGAGATCTGTGAGTCTCTTTGACTCCTCTTCCAGTGTCTGCAGTTCTTTGTCCCATGCGCGGGGGGATGTTTTTTCAGAAACGATTGTCTGTGTCATTCGTTTTATACTCCTTATGATTTAATTTTGATATCCCGTAAGGGTTTAAGGTTTACTGTGGGTTCACCTTGTTATACTGCGCTTCAAATTCGTTGAGTGCATCATAGATGTGAAGCTCCTTCTGATCTACTAGGTCGCAATCATCGGGCCACATGATCGCCTCAAAATGGCTTAACATTCCCTTATCACTGTCCCATATCTGCCACAACTCATCTTCAGGTAATGTTTTCAGTTCCTCTGCCATTCCTTCAAGGAACTCAATAAGCCACTGTTTCCCTGTCTCTGGAGCGAGTTTCTTATCACGTATAAGCTGTGCCCGTGCCGATGGATAAAGGGTGGGTTCTACCTTCTGACATATTCCTTTGCTACCATCGAGGAAGTTGATAGATGAGAGTGTTATGACATCTCTCAGATATAGATCTCTTGTGTGGGGCTCTGTTTTCGTCATTGTATCCATGGTTTTTTCCTTTCTTTTCGGTTATTGGCATTCCGTATGGGTTTCAGTCACTGCTTCCAGTGCCACTTTCATTCTCAGATTCCACTTCACGCAGAAGCCTTTCTGCAGCTTCCATTATGACTACTGGTGACACATCTTCTGACAGCAGTGTCATCATCTGAGTCACATACTCTTTCTGCTTTTCATCAGTGGTCATCATCTGCATTCCTTTCTGCCTGCCCGAGAGGGAGAACTCTGTCTCTGACGAATCCTTTAATCACACAATAATATGTTTATTTAGACAGGCCCTCCCTCTGGGATAGGGTCTTATTTTTTTTCGCCTGCTCTGACCAAGAACTTGTCAAGGATGTCCTCAAACTCGATCCCAAAGAGGGAATAGACCTGCCGGTATGTGAGAGTGAAGGAGGGATTCCCTTTCTCTGTAACAGTCTCAGATTTCCCTATCGCTTCAATCACCTGATGCTTGTCAATATTGAAGAACTCTTTCAGTTCCTCGAAGGTGATGCCCTGGTTCCCCATATGGTGTCTGCTCATCATCTCTTCATCTGCCATCTCTTTCATTGTTATGCTCCTTTGCTTTTTTAAAATGGAACTTCATTTTCAGTTTGCTGCACCTGAGCCGGTGCTGATGCCGGCGGACTCTCGCCCGGTTTCTTCTTCTTGGGAGCCTCAGCCAGGAACACGTGATAATCGAAGTCCTTTTCGCCTTCCTTCTGGCTGTTCTGGAAGATCATCATCTTAGCGCCGCCGATGTATCCGGCCAGGTAAGGCTTCCCTTCCTTCGTTGTGTTCTTCCAAAGCCCACAAAGCTTGATCCATTCACTCATACACACACCTCCTTTCCAGTAAAATAAACCATCCTTTTCATTCCTATTGCTATTTCTTTACTCGATCCCCGCTGTTGCGCGATCTTTTAAGTTAACTTACTCAGTCAAATATTCATACCTCATTTTTCATCATTTACACGAGTTTCATTACATTGGCAGTCTCACTCTCGGAATTCCACAACTGCGCGTTCATTGTAGGTGTTCCATACTTTGCCTGAAAAGATACACTCTCAGTCCTGAACTCATTGATGAGTGCTACAATCACATTCCTATTGACTTTGGTAATACTGTTAATTTCCTTTCTGAGCACATACCCTATGATATCCACTGGGACATAAAGCCTTTTCTGGATTTTCTGTGGTGAAAAATTGTGCTTTCTAAGGAGTGCTGTCACCTCTGACACACTCATATGCAGTGAATCAGTGATATATCTCAT